GATGCCTCACTCTTCTATTTCCATTAGCAAGAAAGCCCACACAATGGGATTAAGGAAAGATAAGAAGTATTTAAGCGAACACTCTAGAAAGATAGCTTTAGCACAATGGCAAAATGAAAAAACAAGTAGCATAGCAAGAAATACCTGTTTTTATAAAGGGCATACCCCATGGAACAAAGGACAAAAATTGTCCAATGAACACATAGCAAAATTAACAGGCGTTTACAAAAAAGGCAATTTACCTCACAATAATCTACCTATTGGAAGTGTTAGAAATATTGACGGATACAATGAAATAAAATACGCAAATCATAAATGGATGTCTTTAGCGCGTTATAATTGGCAGCAAGTTCATGGAACAATCCCTAAAAATATGTGCGTGTTTAAATTAGATGGTGATCGGCTGAATGATGACATTAGTAATTTGTGTTTAGTCACTCGACAGGACTTAGCCCAATTTAACCGAAAACACAACAAAATCCCCCAGGAATTAAAAGAAGTTCAAATATTAATAAACCAAATTAAACAAAAAACAAAATGAAGAACAAAATCAGCGATTTACGAAATCACCTATTTGTCGTACTGGAAGAACTTTCCGACCCAGAATCAAATTACGATTTAGAAAAAGCGAAGGTTATCGCCAACGTTGCCCAAACTATTATTAATTCTGCATCTGTGGAGAATCAATATTTAAAGATAGTTGGCAGTAGTCAAGGCAGTGGATTTATTGAGGAAGGAAAAAATGAGAATATTAAAACTTTAAACGAAAGAAACTAATGGAACATTTAGGTTATTTTGTAGAAGTATCTGAAACAGAAGTAAGATTTCAACTTGAAAAACCAGCCGACGGAGTAAGATATTGGGGTGATGGTTTAGATAAAAAGGATATTGAACCTATTAAAATTATACCTGATGGTGAAATTGATTCAGACGAACTACTTATTAAAGTAAGGCAATGTCGAACTAAGGAGGCATTAAGAGAATTGTGGGATTCAAATCCAGCGTATCAAGATTATCCTTTCATGTTTGGACACCAAAGCACTAAAATTAAATATAATGATTATGACCACAGTTGAAACAATAGGAAATTTTTTTAAAACAGCCTTAGACAAACTATTTACCTATACGACACCAAAACCAGTTGTAAAGTATATAGAAACAAATTCTTTAATTCAGAATCCACCTTTTAAAACTAAATAAAATGAAAATTGAAATGAATGATTTTTGGAATGGCATAGAACAAACCTTAGAAGGTGATACGGCTTTAGATTCAAAAGTAGTTGCAAAGCATAATATTTTCCATCATTCTATAACTTGGTTCGATGCTAAAACTACTACAGTACCCCAAGCTATTGAGTTTATTGATTCTAAAAATATTATAAATGCTTTTGACCAAATTGATTTAATGATTTTGGTAAAACATGAAAATAGTGATGGTTTTTATTGTTTGGAGTTCGACCAAGGATTCTATCAAAAAACCAAAGATACCATTTGGCAATTCAAATTCTGTTTTGATACAAAGCAATACCACTTTTCACCCATAGAAGGTGAATTGTTAGCCTTCGCCTTTGTTGACGATTTGCCTTTAATGAGGATTTTTAATGAGGATGATGAAATGTAAATAAATTTATTATCTTTGTGATGTTCTTTAAATTAAAGTTGAGGTTAATTTAAAGAGCTTTGAAGCAAAGTCCACATTGTTTCATTTTACCCCGATGACCCTCAACTCATTGGGGTATTTTTTTTCTTATCATGCAAATATTACAGGAACTTGAAGTCTTAATCCCACCGTTAACAAGTGAGGAGTTTAAGCAACTGGAACGCAACATTCTTGAAGAAGGAATCCGCGACCCATTGGTGACATGGAACGGTATTTTAGTCGATGGACACAATCGTTATAGGATTGCAACGGAATACGACATTGATTTTGAAACCGTAGAAAAGGAATTTACCGACATGAACGCGGTAAAAATTTGGATGGCAACCAATCAGCTTGGAAGACGTAATTTATCAGATTATGTAAAAGGTGAATTAGGTTGTATAATTAGAGATTTATTAAAAGAAAAAGGCATTGAGGAAAAATCAAGGGCTGGAGGAGATAAAAAATCGCTTTTGTCAATTATTGACAAAAGCGATATTAAAAGTAAAGAAGACAGGCATAATACAAGAGATGAATTTGCTGAAAAAATTGGATGGAGTACTGGAAAAGTTGCAATGTTTGACATTGTAAAAACAAAAGCACCAGAGGAAATAAAGGCAAAATTAAGAACAGGCGAAGTAAGTATAAACCAAGCATACAAGGAAATTAAAAAAGAGGAGAAGAAAGTTGAAAGAGTAGAGTTAATACAAAAGCAAATTGAAGATATTGAAGAAGGATTGCTACCTGATTTAGTTGGATTGTTTGATGTTGTTTCGGTAGACCCTCCATGGCCATACGAAGGAGAAAGTAAAAATATTACCTCATTTGATTCAGTTGGAAGAAGGGTTGCAAATCCATATCCTGAAATGAGTATTGATCAAATAAAAGCTATTGAATTACCATTAATGGAAAATGCAGTCGTTTTACTTTGGACTACTCATAAATTTTTACCCGATGCTTTTGAAATATTAAAAGAATGGAATTTAGATTACAAGGCTACATTAGTTTGGAACAAAGAAAAGATAGGTATGGGTGCATGGTTTAGAATGCAGTGTGAGTTTTGTTTAGTAGGAGTAAAAGGAAAGCCTTATTGGGAAAATACAGCTTACAGAGATATTATAATTGAATCAAGAAGAGAGCATTCAAGAAAACCAGATTCTTTTTTTGAAATGATTGAAAAAATTACAATGGGAAATAGATTGGAATATTTCAGCAGGGAAAAAAGAGAAGGATGGAAGGTATTTGGTAACGATACAAATAAATTTTAATGAATAATTGGAGCAATAAAATACAAGTTAAAAAAGGTAACTTAGGAGAAAGGATTGTTTTAAATATATTAGAACAAAAAGGATATATAGTTTATCAATCCATTACAGACAAAGCCCATGCTTTTGATTTTTTAGCAATAAAAGATAAAAAGATTTTTAAAATAGCTGAAATAAAATCTAAGGCAAGGCTAAATAAATACAATGCTACAGGAATAAATATAAAAAGCTATGAAGAGTATGTACATATTTTTGAAACTCAAAAAATAGATACAATTTTATTCTTTGTAGACGAGCATCCTAAAGAAAAAAGGATTTATTGCCAGCAATTATCTGAATTAATGAAAGATAAAATAATAGATAAAATAAAATACCCGAATACTAAAATTGTAAATGGAATTATTTTATTTTCTCTTAATGACATGATTCATGTTAAAGATTTATCTGATAATGAAATAAATGAATTAATAAGTTTTTCATCAAGAAAATACACCTATGAATAAGCTAAATAACGACATAAAGAAAAACTTCACCATTATTCCTAATGACATTATTAGGAATAAAAATATATCCGACCGCGCTCGTTTCATTTTTTGTTACATGGCATCCATGCCTGATGATTGGAAATTTTATCAAGGCGCAATGGCAAAGGAATTAGGATATACAAAAGATACCCTTAGAAAGTATATTGAAGAACTTTTGGAAACTGGGTATTTATACAGGGAACAAAGAAGGGAAGAAGGTAAATTTGATAGTTACGATTATACCCTAAATTATACACCGAGTGGTAAAAAAGCCGACACGGTAAAAAACGGTGACGGTAAAAAACCGACACGGGAAAAGTCGGCACTAATAAATAAAGACTTTAAAGAAAAAAATACTATTACAAATATAGACTTAAAAGAATCTTCTAAAAATTCTAAAGAATTTTGCCAAAATGAAGAAATTGAAATTATTGATTTTCCAAAACAAAAGTTAAATCCTTTCCAAGTTGTTAGTGATGTTGAAAAAGAAAGAAAAGAAAGTTTCGCAAAAGAAAAGAAAGAAGTTCCCGAGCGAAAGCCAAACCCAAACTACGAAGCATTCACAATTTTCTGCCAAACGTTTGAGCAACTTTCTGGAGCCAATTACCCTACCGACCAAAATGGCAATTATATCATGATGCCAAAAGACGCGGGAAATATGGTTTATCTTATGCGTTTTATAGACAAAATAGATAGAAATGGAAATAGCCATGAAGCATTAAAAATATTTATGCAAGCCGCATGGTCATTGAATGACAAATGGTTAAAAGCTAATTTCACGATAGCAAATCTTTATTCTCAAGCCTCAAAGATTTTTACCGCGTATCAAACGACAAGCCCAGCCGCAAAGGATAAAGCTTTCAATGATAAATTAGCAGAGTTATTAGCCGAAAGAATGGCAAAATTTGAAGATTAAAAAACCAATATTATGACACCAAAAGAAAAAGCAAACGAATTAATAATTAAGTTTAGTGAACGCAGAAAAATTTTAACTGAAACAAAAGGCTGGGTGGAACACGTTGATTCATCGAAGGCAAAGGGACACGCTTTAATTGCGGTTGATGAAATTTTAAAATGTGCTATTTGGAAATATAATAGCATTGAACACACTAATTTTTGGAAAGAAGTAAAACAAGAACTTGAAAAACTATGACACCAAAAGAAAAAGCAGAGGAAATTTTTACCCATTACCATAACCTTATACAGGAAATTGGCGGCGAACTTGGACAGGAGATACTTGTATCAATACTGGCAAAGCAATGCGCCTTGTATTTAACAAATCAATGCCAAAAAGAATTAAATGAACTTGGCGTTTATGATTATTATTACTGGGAAGAAGTTGAAAGATTATTATTAGAAAATTATTAGAAAATAAGCAAAAAACAAACGATTATGAACAATTTACCAATGATCGCCAACCGCGTAGAAGAAAAAATACAAGACGTGCAGCTTGTTATCCAAAACCGCGAACTAAGAATTTTTAAAACAGGGATAAAAGAAGCTATTCCCAAAATTACAATGGTATTGAACCAAATATTACCAGTGTACGGGATTGAGCCAAAACCAGAGCAATTAATCGAGCTCACTGATTTTGTAGCATCTTATAAATTGCTTTCTGTAGATGAAATTAAACTTGCTTTTGAAAAGTTTGCGAAGGATGAACTAAATTTGAATGAGCATAAATTGTATGGGAAAATGGATCTTCATGCGATTGGGAGAATTTTAACAGCTTACATCACATGGAGGCAAAAGATATACTTTGCGATGGATAGCGATTTGCAAGCTAAAAAAGATGAAGAAGATAGGATTAAACGCCTGGGGAAGGTTGCGGAGGAATACGATAAGGATTTTGATAATAAACTAAAAAACTTTAATAAGACTTTAGAAGAAATACCTATTTTTTGGTACGACGAATGCGTGAAAAGAGGGTATATTAATGATTGGTTTTATGGCGAAAAAGAAGCATTGTGGGAAGAGGCGCAGGAAATGGCACGAAACGAAAAACCAGAATCAGATAGTATGATTGATAGAAAAAACCATCTACGGAAAATTGAAGAAGGAAATATGCCACGCGCCCGAGCACTGGCGTATAAATTAGCCGTCTGGCGTAAAGTGTTATTAAGGGATTGATCGTTTGTTTTTTGTCATATACATTTGGTTTTTGGGTGAGGCATATTTTGTGCCTCACTTTTTTTATTTTTTTTTAATTATTTTATATAAAAAACATACAAGTGATATAATTTATTTGTATCTTTGAAAGGTCAGAAGGACATTACGATTAATTACCACTAAAAACAAAGATTATGAAAACTATTATTTTTAAATCAGAAAAAAAAGCAAAGGTTTATGAAATTCGTTCAGCAATAAAACAACACATTTACTCTGCCAATGAACTTATTTATATTGTAAAAACTGACAATATAAATGAAATAAATCATTATGATTTACAACTTATTATAAATGAAGTAAATATTTAATTTATACAGGGCAGTCCCCCAACTGCCCTATTTTAAAAACCAAAATCATGACACAAGAAGAAAGACAAAAAGCAATTTCAGAGGCATTTTATCAAATAGCCATTTACGCTATGGTAACACACACTCATTCGCGCGATGGATTACATAGACTTGAATATATGATGAATATTATAAATCAAATTCCTGTTATTGGAGATACAGATTACAGTAATTTTAATCATAGATATTACAAAGGTATTTTAGAAGATGCCATAAAAATGAATAAAGAGTTTAACGAATCACTTACAAAATTATGAACGATATAAACGTAATGGTGGTAAATTACCTTAATGATGTTTACCACATAAAAGACACCTCCGTCGAAGGTGTAGAAAAAGCGATAGATGATATTTTTAATTTTGAAAATATTTTGCCTCAATATCGTAGCCTATTTAATTCGATTATGGTGGATGCCATAGATTTTGAGTTAATTAGCGAAAGATTAACTTTTAAAAAAATGAAAGACCAATTAGACCAATTTTAATCATGGAAGTAGCAAAAATAGGGATAACACCCGCACAAATCGAAACATTAGCACAGGCAGGCGTTATTCCTGCAGGAACACCTGCACCACAGGTAGAAGTATTTGCCGAAAGTTGCAGGCAGCATGGTTTAAGTCCATTTAAGAAGGAAATTTATTTAGTGGCATATAACAGTCGTGACGGCATGAAATATCATACCATTGTAGGTATTGACGGTTTACAGCAAAAAGCCGCGCGCACTGGAAGGTTTGCCGGAATAGATGAAGAACAATATAACAGGGAATCAAACGGAACATACAAAACAGCAAGCGAATTAAAAGCAGCTAAAGAAAGCCCTATTTCGTGTACAGTAACTGTATGGGCTATTGTTGGTGGGATCCGTTGTCCATTTACTGCTACGGTATTGTTTGCTGAATATTACCCTGCGGTATCTTCCGGAAAAGATAGCTATTCAAAAGCCGCTACAATGCCATTTAACATGATTGCCAAATGTGCCAGGGCTAAAGCTTTAAAGGTTGCGTTTAGCGACGAATTATCCGGATTACACATTGAAGAAGAAAAAGCCGCTTTTGAAGATGCTACCATTCAGGCTGCGGATGTTAATCCTGCGGTTGAAATTGATGTAGAGGATTTAAAAACAAAAATACTTTCTTGCAAAAATAGAGATGAATTAACGCATTTATACAAGTCAAATCCTGCGCACAAAGTACACGCTGCTTTATTTACCGAAATGGCTAACGCATTAAATACTAAGCCAAATGAATGAAATTACCCATCTTAGTTTTTCGAGATTAAAAGCCCTATCCCATTCTCCATTATGCCTTAAAAGATATATTGAACAAACACGTATATCCACTAAAGCAATGGATGAAGGTACGCTATTAGATTGCATTTTATTTGAGCCTGAAAGTTTTCATGATAGGTTTTTTATTATGCCTGACCACATAAAAAA